CTGCATACCCTGTAAGTAACCTACTATATAAGGCATTGCAGTAGCATTTGACTGAGAAGCCGCTTCAACTAATGCCACACCAGATAATTGATTATTTTGAATACCTAATTGCGCGTCATATGAACCCAATATACCCTGCATCAATTGATCGGCACCTGTAAACGCTGCAATCACCTCTTGCGGACAAGGAACCTTAGCAATTTCCCTAATGGGATTTTGAATCTGCATTGCTGGGTTTTCTTCATATGAATTGTTATAAACCAGAACGCTTGCTTTTTGAATATCTTTGTAAGCCTGTAAAAATTCTTCTTCCTTCGGTAATGCTTCCTTAGCCACCATAAACTTATGCTGGACAATGTTTTCAATTTCATTAGCAAGGGTAATACCAGCAAAGTTTTTAAGCCTCTGTGCCCCTTTAGCGTGGTATAAATAGGGTCTTGTTACTTGTCTGATATTTCCATTATTTTTAGTCTTAATTAGAACGGAATTACCATCAAAAAATACCAAAGGTAACATGGTAAAATCTGTTTCTTCATATTCCAATATCTGACTTTCAATTAATTTATATCGGCAAATAACATCAAGACTGGTCATGCGAGATGAAATAGCAACAGGCGGCATTTCAAACTTATCCCAATCCTTAAGCATCTTTTTATATTGGGAATCAGTCATCACACGTTTATCAGAAAGCTTAACTATTTTTACTTTCTTATGTTTCTTCTCATAATAATCGCAGCAAATGATGATAGGAGTCTTACCATCCATGTATGACCAGTTGAAGCCTGAGAAATTACGAGAAAATGAAATTCCTTGCAGTGAAACCTCTGGATATTCAGAATTAAACTCTTCTTTTGATTTTGGGTATAATTCAAAACAATATCTTGCATCCCCTTTATGCGGCAATCTTGCTAATAGATCAAAACCACATAAAGTCGGATCAAAACATTTTTCAATAAAAATACCCTGATCCATCGACATAGGATTAAGATAATCTGTTTTAACTTTTGCAACAGAAAACCCACCGCTTAATACTTCCTTATATAGCTCATATCTAACAGCATAATTATCCGAATCAGTAATGGTATGACGAAGATGGCTTTCAATCGCTTTAATCGTCATAGGATCAGCATTCATCTGCTCATCCCCATTAACCCCTATATCAGGCTCTTGCTTTGAGAACTCGCCCATAAGACGAGATATGTAAGCCTCACCAATATTAAATTCTAATTGTGGTTTGGAAAGATCGGTTAAAAGTGATATGTCATCTGCTGATAAAGAAGTTTCAAATATGAATTTTCTAAACTCATTATAACGATCATAATTAGGTTTAAAATAATCATAGGATTGCTTGATATTGTCTTTTATGACCGACAAACGGTCTTGATATGTCTTTGCTACGTCCATGTGACATCCTTGTCGTATGGGTTGGTGATAATTTAATTATAGCGCAATTTTTTATCTATATGATTTTTTCTTTAATGAATCCAGATTTTGCATGGAACTCCATATCGCACGCCCTGCTTCATTACTACTGCGACGTTTTGTCTCAATAATAGCTGATGGTGGTAGTGAAAAAGTTAAAGCTAAGGCTGTGGCCTCATCAGGCGATCTAATACCACGCTTTTTCATCTTTTCTGAGCTTTCTAACTGTAATCTTGAATTTGAATTGTAAGTGTATTTAATATTAGTCAAATCGGAATGAAGAGAATCCTCATCTGGAATCTTACAAGGATAATTTGCCAACCATTCACGCATCTCACCCCATATTTCCGCACGTTTATTTAAGTACCTTCTTTCATTTAAAGGAGACTCACCACAATTAACCCCAACAACAACATCTCGATAACCTAACTCTACAAGCCTATCCACAATGCCAGCGCCCAATCCGCCAATATCAATAAATACTTTAGCAGGAGACTCATCGATAATAATACGGTGAACAAGCCCAACCACTTCCATTGTATTTTTTTTAACATAACTTTGTAACCCATATGCTTCCCGTCCTTTTCTTCTGATAATAGAGGTTCTATCGTCCCCAAAACGCGCAGGGTCAACCCCAATTAATAAGTGCCCTACTCTATCTATCTCTTGATGTTTACGCGCCCTTACAACCAATTCAGGCAATATAAAGGTGTCTTCTCCTGTTACCTCAAATGCTTCAGCAGCAGTCATCGGGTATTCTTGTTTAAATGCTCTTAAACCATTCATTCCGCTAACAGAAAGACTCTTTATTTTAATCCTTCGCCACGCTAATTGTTCATTTGAAATATTATATTGTTCTTTTAAGTATCTTTCTTCGTCATCTAATTGAAAATCCTCATCAACCTCTTTTGAGTAAATTCCTTTCCAATACCAAGGAATGAATAATGGCATAAAATCTGTTTCACCTGATTCTGCCATTTGCCATTGTTGATGGAAGTAATTTCCTTGACCATTAGCGGTTGATTCAAGAAATATCTCAGTCCCTGCCACATTAGGAACAGATTGCATGATTCCTTTTGCGTGTTCTTCTGCATTCGGCCAAAATGCCACTTCTGAGCCATGCAGTAATTGGATGGTGCTTGATCTACCAACACCTTTATTACCAGCAGTACCCAGTTTGTAACCAGACTCCAAACCAGAAAATATAAGTTCCTTAGCATTTGATTTTATTAATTCAGGTTTAGCAACGACAGGACAGTAATTATAATAAATCTTAGCCATCTCAAATAGATTATTGGTGGCTGAAATATCATGCGTAAGAATAAAAGCACGCAGACCATGATAATTGGTTGTACGCCAAAAGTATCTTCCCTCAACATACGTCGAAAAACCTAGTTGTCGACCTTTCACACTAATAATTCTGACTTTACCGGTTAATGATTTTTGTAATTCAACTTTTTGATGAACATATTGTTGAGCGGGATTGAGAATAAATGGTTTAATGCCTTCATTTTCAGTTCTAATTTTTAAGCATTTAGAAGCATAGTGAATAAAGTCATTTTTAAGACGCAAGCGTATCTTTCGTTCCACCTCATCCATGAGGAATAGTCCTTATTTAATTATTAATTTATTCTTTTTAACTCCGATTTATCTAATGATTCTTTTAATGCATCGACAAAAATATCTTTAAAATGCTCATAACCTGCTAATTGAAGCCCTTCATTCAATTCGTAAGTTGATCTGATAAACATTAATACAATATAAGTGATTTGATTAATAAAATCAGTAACAACACGTGCTGAAGGAGTGTTTTCCCCATAATTGTGAAACTCAAAGAATTTTTTGACAAGTGATCTAAAATTACTTTCAAAAAACTCATGTTCCATCATGTCTTTAATGTGTTTTTTCATTTATTCATATCCACCAATTGATCTATTAATTCTTTGCATTGTTCAATCATGTATTCTTTAGTCCTTACTTCTTGATTAGTACTCATACTATTTGGCCCAAATATGTACCCGTATTTATTTGGAACATCATTAATATTAAAATATTTTTTGGATAATTCTAAATCATGGCCATCATATGCATGACCTGCATCAAAACCAACCCATTTATCGGCACATGATGTTTTAATTAAATCTGGGTCTAATACGTGATCAGACTTATTAGAAAATGTAACCCCACCGTGAACATTAAGATCCATATTATCATAATGATCATTATATAATTTATGATCTTGCTTGATAGCAACATACCCGCATCTAAAGCCCATATCATTAAATGTAATTAAATACTCGTAATCTTTATAAATTCCGCCATCTTCTGCCACAACATGAGGATTAATCATTAAATATTCTTTATCGCCTTTTAACTTTAAAACTTCTGATATACAAGACATTATTTAACCTCGATTAATTTGTTTGATTGTTGGTCATAAATTTGATTTATTAAATTTCTTAAAGTTTTTTCATCCAACGATAGTTGTAATTGACTGCCTTGCATAAATGCCAAAACATTTAAAGATAAATCAAATAAAAGAAGCAATTGTTTTTCAGTTATTATCATTTTTAACCTCAATTAATTTATTTTCAATAAGATAGATAAGCATTTTAGCGCAGGCGTTTGCAGGATTTTTATCGGAGCAATAAACATCAATTTCTTCTAAATGCTCATAGTGACAAAAATAATAAATATCTTCAGAAAAATTATATATTTTTTTAATTATTATAGGATTACCATTAATATTAGGAAATATCTCCAACAACTCCGCTGCGGTGAATGCTGAATATTGTATTTGATAATCAAATCCAGTATTACTAATTTTTAATTCATATCTACTTTTTTTATAAAAAATATAACTAACAAAACTATCCTGCTTAACCCCTAATTCTTTTAACTTCTTTGCGTTATCTAAGGATATTACCTGATCTTCTAATTGCATAACTTTTCCTTTAGCTTTTTATAATATTTTTTATTAATTTTAATTAGCATTAATATGGGATAATATAAAATTCCTGTAAATATCATTGAAAAAAATAATATCAAATAAATAGGCATTTCAGAACTAACAATTGTTGGCAAACAATAAAATGGTATTAAAAATATTAATAATAAACAAAGAATTGATAAATAAATATCATTTATAATATAAAATTTCATCATTTTTAACCAAATTTAATTAATGGCATGGATGATCCACTTGATACTTTAGGTAATTTACCATCCCATTTTAATAATGTTTGATATTGAATGAATTCAGGTGTTAAGCTTTCTGATAGTAATTTATTAGCCTTTGCCTTAGCTTCAGCATCTATCAATATGCGCTGAGCCTCAGCCTGAGCAGTTACGATTGTTTTTTCTGCTTCAGCTTTAGTAGATGCTACTTCATTTTCAACTCTAATGGCATTTTGAGTAGCTTGAATTTTAGCATTAATTGAATCAACTACATTTTGTGGTAATTCAAATGAACCGATTAAATAAATCTTTTCAATATTAATACCATCTTGCTGAGATTCTTTTCTAACAAGATCATTTACTTTATTAATAAATTCTTGTTTCTTTAATCCATATATCTCTTCAACCGACATAGTACTAGCAACAGAATTCATTGAATCTCTAATCATATTATGTAAAAAAGTATGAGTAATCTCATCAATTCCAGATCGATATTTTTGAAATACAACTGAAACATTTTCAGGTTTAATATTATAAGTAATACCAACATCCGTTTTAATAGACAAACCTTCTAATGTTTGCATAGTTATTGCTTCATCTTGACTGAAAGTATAATTCTGAAGGAATGTAGGAAAGATATATAATTCTTGATTCCATGAGAGCCAATACCGACCGACTCCTACCGTTTGTTCTGACACCCCTTTATCTGAGCCATAAAGATTAACAATAACGCCTTTATGGCCGGCTGGAACCTTTGAACATGCTGATAATAAAATTATACTTGAACTCAATGTTAAAACTTTTAAAAATTTATTCATTATTTATCCTCTTTATTAAAATCACATTTATCATTAGGGCATTTTTCTTTATAATTAATTTTAAAATTATGATTATTGGAACAATAATAATCATTAATAATATCATTATTATCATGTATATGATAAATACCATTTTGATCAAAAAAAGGTGGGTAATAGGCATCTGTGCAATACATTGATTTAATCATAACAATTGACTTTAATCCTTGCTCAATGCATTCAGGACATTTCATTATTAAACCTCATCTTTCATTACTTCGCATATTAGTCGCTTATGCATCTCAAGAAGAATTTGTTTATATAATTCTCTATCCAAATAATTTTTATCATTAATAAAATATTGGTAACAAATTTGTTCTTTCTCTTTATCTCTTGCTACCCCAATAAAATGTTTTCTATATTGATAGGATGAATCTGTAAATAAACGAATATTAGCATGACTATAAAACCTTTCCATCTCATCATCAATTGAAATAATTTCAGGATATTGAATAATATCATTTGAATTATGCAATGAATTTTTAAGGTAATTAATTTCTTGTTTTAAATTTTCAATTTTATTTTTTAAATATTTAATATACTCACTATCTTCTAATTTACAATAATTATTCATTTTGAAGTTCCATCACAAAAAGATACAGCACAAGCAACCAACATCCAAAATTCAATATGAGGATTACCATGATTCATATCTAAATAAATAGCTAATGCTGCAAATAATACACTGGCTAATATAGTTAATTTCATTATTCAATAATCCACTCAAATTTCATTTATTATTCTCCAGTAACTCAGGGTTTTGATAAATATTTCCAATTACTTCCATTAATTCTTTAGACCATGCAGATAAGATAGTAAATTCATTATCTTCATTTTCTAAATAACCAAATGATCCTTCTTTAAATTCTATTAAGACAATATCATCTTCTAAAGCAGGATTATAATAAGTAAATTTAATAATATCCCCTTCATAAATATGATCACCAGATTTATCTTTTAATCCTGTGTATTGTTGCAATTCATTAAAACATTCTATTTCTTGATCTAATAAATAATTAAAAAATATTCTTAAACTTGAATAATCCTTAATAACACTAAAATTAAATTCATCAGAATAAATAAATTTATTTAATGGCTGTCCTAATTTACTTACAGCAAATACCCTGAACTTAATCTCTCGCATACTATTCCTCAATTTCTATTTCTATTACTTGAGAATAATCACTAATACAATGCTGTAATCTTTCTGGAGTAGCATAACTGGATGTCTCATAATTACCCGCACTATCTGGTGTTTTAGAAACAGCAATCCATAATTTCTTCTTTTTAGACGCCATGAATAATTTCATTCTATCTATATTTTCTTCAGCATGATCATATATCCATTCACCTTTTTTGTCCCAATAAAAAATAAATGTCTCTTCTTCATCTTCTTCATCATCATGAATAATACCAAATAGTTTATTTGAAAAAACATGAATTCCTTGTACCAATTGACCGTCTCTTGTAACAACAGGATCCCCAGCCAAAGCACGTTCTAAATTAAATGGTTTCATATTGGTTTTCCTAAAAAATTATTAGATGTACAATCTTTTATAATAACTATCGTTGCATCACAATGAGAACAGCTAACATCAATTGATTCATCAACAGGTAATATAATCTTTATATTTCCACAATCACAACTGACTGAATAAGAAGATATGCTAACCATCAACAACCTCCCAGTCATCAGCATTTAAATGATCTTCTACAAGCTCTAATTTATCTTCTTTGTTCCATTCAATTATTTTTTTAATATAATGAATAGGAAATGAATTAACTCGACATTCTCTCCTAATCCTAACATTATCATGATACTTTTCAGGGTCTTTAAACATGTCTTCAATTTTCATTAATTACCCATTATAATTATCTTAATTTTTCTAATTTAGTTATTGGTTGAATAGTAGGTAAAATATCTTCCATCTTTCTAATAAATTTATTTACCTCAACTAAAATGTTTTTATTATCTGATGCTTCCGCAATAAAAGTCATAATACTAAAACAAGAAGATAAATGCGCGCTTAAAGTTATATCTATTAATTGTCCAGTATGCATTGATTCAACTTCAGATAATTTTTTCATGAAAAATTGGTGTGAAGTTTCTATAAGTTTACTAGTTAAATTTACCGTCATTTCTTTATCATTTTTTTTCATTTAATGAACCTTTTCTTCTTTTATATGAAAATATTCTTTTGTTTTAGCTATTTCAATAAACTTCATCGCATCACCATCAACTCTGAAATGATCTGATTGAACATTAAATCCTCCCATTGACTGACTCAATTTAAATAATTGATCAATATGATTAATCATTTCATCTTCAGAAGATTCATTGACAAGTACTCTATAAACATAAAAATTTTTCTTATCTTTACCAGAGAATGGATTATCTATATCAGAACTTTTATTGTATCTAAATCTATTCTCAACAATATATTCATCGCCTCTTTTAATTAAACAAAAAGTGACATTATCATCATTTTTATTAGAAGCAAACCAATAGCCAATGATATAATCGTCTGTTAAAAATTGCATATTACTCCTTAATTTATTATTTTAAGATGGGAAAGAAAAAAACATATATAGCATACAAAAGAAATTATGCCATAAGTATGATACATGCCATTATTCTTTTTATAATACAATGCAGCATTAATACTAAACAATATGCCTAGTAGTAGGTAGAAACGATCATTCATTTTATTTTTTCTCTATTATTATCGGTGGTTTAGGTAATTCCATCCAATGCGTAGGTTCAGCCTCTAATAATCTATTAATTGCCCATTCTTCATCGAATGTATCAATTAAATATTCTCCATTAGAATAGGTTAATACCTGATTAGATGATGATGGTAATCTACTATTGACTGAAATCCAATACGGCATTAATCTTCCTTATATAAAACTTTTTTAAAAATTCACCCAATCATTTGCAGTTAAATCCTCAATTTTTGGACTGTAAATAGTACAATTACCAAGATGATATTCATCAACAAAATATAATGTATCAGTTGTTGTCATTGGTATCGTACAATATTGAGTATTCCATACTTTACGTTTAATACGTGCGAGTGAGGCATTACCATTTATTACTTCCGTGATTGTCATTATTCAAGCTCCTTCAATGCATCTTCATGACGCGTTCTATTATCATCTAATGTACCTACCTTGTCCCCATAAACCTTTGGCATAAGCTTTGCCATCAGCCATTTACGCGTATCAATTTTTAATCTTGATCTATTAACCAATTCATTATTTGCTACAATATTTCCTTCGCGATTCTTCTTATAATCGTTTTCTGTATCATCTGCAATATCTAGCATCTGTTCGCATAGGTAATTCATTTGATTACGTTTGGCTTTTAAATATATCTCGTTAAACTCTGGCTTTTCAATAAGCCAACGATACACTGTACTTTCATGAGGTAATGATTTATCTTCTCTGCATAATCTACTTAAACCCTTTGAAGTAGAAGAAAGTGCAACAAAAATTTTA